CAAAGCCATCGCCTTGAGTGGAATTGCCACCATCAGTAACACGTTGGATGGACTGCATTGACTGCAAGTACAAACGGTAAAAGTTACTGTCGGCAACGATCAAGTCAGGCTTGTCTGTACCACGAATCAACTGAACGGCCAAAGAATCCATATAAGATTGGATGTTTGAGGCTGAAACAGCAGAGCCGCCATCGGTCACGCCAGAATACTTCTGTGAACGCCAGAAAGTATAGTTTGCACGGTTAATGCCACCATAAGTTCCAGTTGAGGGTGCATCAGGTACAGCAGCGCCCAAGCCAGTGATGTTCTTACCGCTGTTGCCTGTGCCATCTGTGTAGATGTCAGCGCCAATGCGGTTAGCCAATTGAGCTTCGGCAACCATCATACGGCCATCGAGCAAATCAATAATAGCTTCTTTGCCTGAGTTTTGGATCATTTCTAATCCAGAAATAGACACAGCAGCGGCATATTGAGTAATGCTAAATTGAGCAGAACTGATAGGGCTGTTTTGTGAAACGTTCAACACTTCGTAACCTGAATAAGAATTCGTGTTATTTGTGGTGCTGTCGTTATACATAATCTCTTGCAAGATCACATTACCGCCTGAAAATGTTTTCACATTTCCACGGTCTTTGAGTCGACGCAAAAGGGCGTTGGTGTTTGTGACGTTATCAGCTAACTCACCAGTACGGCTTTGAATGTTGGTCGCAATGATGTCGCTGATACTGGAATTGGCAAATGCCATAATAATTCTCCTATATCAATTAAAGTCGTGCAGCTATTTGGTCAAATTGCTCTGCCAATAAACTGCGCCTATCTTGAGCATTGTTTTTGGTAGCCATTCCTGGTGTGGAACTCTTTACCGAAACCGCATTAGCCCTTGCAGATTTCGCTGCTCGGTCTGCCGCTACTCGCTTTGCGTTATCCAATTCGGCCTGTCTGCTGTTTTGTACGCTGTCAAATAACTCAGGGTCGAGGCGCACCGCTTTTTCATATGCGTCCTCTAACGTCTGTGCCACGCCACTCTGTAGAAGTTGAATCATGGTAGGACGCGCTTCTTCAAAATACTCGGCTTTAGCACTAAATTTTTCAATTTCGCCTAAAAGCTGTTGATTTTGAGCTTGCTCTTGTTGCTGTTTCCAGCCAATCACTTCACCACGAACATTGTTTAGCTCGTTCTGAAGTGCGTAAATCGTTGGGTCAATGCCTTGCGGCATATTGACTTCATTTAAGTTTACTCCATATTGTTGCGCTAATCTACTAAATAATTGCAATTTTTGTTGCCCATCACTAGTTCGCAACATATGGTCAGCTTCCAACAAGGCTTTTACTGCCCTTGGAGTGTCTAAACCCATGCCCTGAATAGTCTGCAAATAAGGATTGACCACCTCATTGATCTGATCTGCAAACTGCGCCTTGGAAATTAAAGGTTCAACGCCCTTGCGCATTTGTTCTTCACGTTGCCAAGCATACTCTTGCATCCTTGGGTCGGCAGTCTGCCAAACTTCGTGATAATCTTTCTTCCAGCTTGCGGGAGCTCGCTTCCAAACGGGTTCTTCTACGGGTTCTTCTACAGATTTCTCATTAGAAGCGGCAAATTTCCCCGAATCATCACGTTGAAACTTGGCGGGTTCGGCTTGCGCTACCTCATCAAATTGTTGTGAAAGCAGTTCACGCCTGTTGTCGGGCGCTTCTGTTGGGACAATGGGTTCTGTAGTATCCAATGTTATCTCCTGTGGTATTTCATCTGATTGGCTTGCTCACGCAATGAATTCATTATCTTGTTGGCTTCGTTGTGGGTCATGTTGCCCAACTGTTGAGCCAATACCTCACGCCTTTTCTCGCTTGAGGGGGCGGTAAGTTTTGTTTCCATTGATTCATTGCCCACCTCAATACATCCATTTGCTCTCAGATGTTCACGGTGTCGGCTTCGGCTCTGTATCATAGAGCCATCAATCATTGATTTGTAAGGAGCAATGTCGCCCATAATCATAGGGGCGTCAACTTCATCATTGGCTTTGTGTTTCTCAACCAATTCGCCATTACGCATAACGTAAGTTGTTCTCATAGTAGCAAAATTTCCTCGTCATCTGATTCGATGTGGTCGTCCCAAATTAACTGCATTTTGTCCAAATTCAACATCATTTTTTGGATGTCTGTCAATGTGACATTTTGCTTTGTTGCGATTGTAGCAAAAGTTTCAACGTAAGGCGCAATTATTTCTTCGGGTATTTTGCCTTCAACAATACGCTCATACGCGGCAACAATTTCATCTCTGCGCTTTTTGTTCTTTTCTTGCTCAAGTTTGAATTGTTTTTTGCGCTTATCAGGGCCAGGGTCATGGGTGTCATCAATATAGATAATAGGCTTGAAAGCCGTAAGAGTGCCAACCGCACCCGTAGCTTGAACACCCGTTAATTGAATGGCTTCAGATATTGTGGCAAACGAACCTACAGAACCCGTTGCCGCCACCCCACTCAAGCCAACAGTTACCGATTCGGCCTCATTACCCGCCAAACCTGATGCTTGGACACCCGTTAACGCAATACTTGTTGCATTGGTAAATGCGCCAACCGCGCCTGTGGCCAATACGCCTGTTAATGCGTAGCTAGAGTTATTGGAGAAAGAGCCAACAGCACCCGTTGCAATAACGCCTGAGAGCGTATTAAAGTTTGCGCTTGATACTGTACCCGCTGCGCCCGTGGCATTTACGCCTGTGAGTGTGGGGATGACAGCAACACTAGGGCTGCCAACGCCACCCGTAGCTTCATTGCCAAATATGGGCAGACTATCCCATTGGGCATCGTCCCATGTACCCGTTCCCCATGGGCCTTGTGCCATTATGCAATACGCAGTAAGCCTGTGGTCGCATCATTGGTAGGCATGGTCAGCGTGAATGTGCCAGCCGTGACTGTTTGCGATCCAAAGTTGTGAACGCTGACCGCCTTGTTACCCGATGTTGAGTTATAGATCAAAACCGCATCAAATGCCGTTGTAACCGTCAAAGCAGTCCATGAGAAACTAGCCGATGGTGTCCAATATGCCGTTGTGCCGCTTGTTGCGGGGGCGTTTGCATTGGTAACTGTCACGCCACCCGCGGTGTAGCCCGTACCTGAAGTATTTGTAACTTCATTGGTTGTTGAATAAGCAGTCGTTGCCGCACCCAAACTGCCTGTCGCAAAGTACAAAGCCGCTTTAAAGGTGTTGCCCGTGCTAGGCGTGAAGTTGTGTGTTCCTGTAAGCAATTCGCCTTTGAAACTCGTACACATTGCCGTTGTATTTGCCATTTTGTTTCCTTAGAAAGATGATGCAGCGCCATTAGCAACGGCTGCGTGTTTAAGTTTTACATGAACAGAACGATGGACTAACTCGCCATCTAGCCAGTATTCCACCCATTCGATTGTTTCGGTGTCGGTGTCGGATTGACCCTCACGCTTTTCAAGCAAGGATTCTTCCATTTCACCTTTGGTTGTCGTAATCATTTGATGACCTCCATGCCTATGGCTTTACCGTCAGGCCCACGCACAATTCGTTTGGGCGCTGAAATCAGATCGGCCACGTTCTTCATTACTTGCGTGTTGTCGTTTTGGTTTTTCAGCATTTCTTGCATCGTACCAATGCTGTGATTGTGGCTGTTCATCACTTGTTGGTGAGAATTGTTAACCGTGTTCATCATCGCCTCAATCATACCCCTCAAGTCTTGATTCAATGTAGCGTGCATCTGCTGTTGGGCATCCATATCTTCGGGCAACACAGAAGCTGAGTGGCTAATCTGTGCGACACGAATCTTGGTATTGGCATCCAACTCAGCCTTGAAACGCTCCATCTGTTGCTCACGCTCAAGTTTTGCGCTTTCAAGTTGGGCATTAAACTGTAGTTGTTGCGCCTCGGCTTGGAGTTTGGCTTGTTGCAGTTGGGCATCGAACTGAGCTTTAGCCTGTGCCACTTGCATATCTGCCTGAACTCGCATTTGCTCAGATTGTTGTTGCGCTTGCAACTTCATCATCTCAGGGTCAGGCTTAGGTTGCTGTGGTTGCGCCATCTTTTGCTTGATTTGGTCAAGCGCCTGGTCAATCACGCCCTCAAGTTGTTGTGATGACTT